CACCGGTGGGCGTGAAATCCATCTCCAGCGTATCAGCGCGCACGCCCGTGCAAACATCGTAATTCGGCACATCGGGATAGCCGATTTCGATACTGTTGGAAGGCAGCGCCGCCAGGCCCGAGCCAAAGCTATGGATGAAATTCGGGCTGGTGCCGCTCGTGGTCGGCGGGCCGAATAACAGGCGCAGCCAATGCCCGAAATTGATCAGGTCAATCGGCACCACCGCCTGGCCTGCCACCGTCACCGTATCCAATAGCGGCGCGCCAGTATCCCGATTGCCGCCAATGCCAATCACATCCGCATCCAGCAGCGGCTGCTCCGCGCCCAGATTGCAGGTCAGGAAGGGCATTCGCCGCCAATTGCCACCCGGCGCGGTGCCATAGCTGACCTCGGGAATCATCAACAGGCGCGCATTCGCGCCAATGGCACGGGGCATGGGGTTTCTCCTGGAAGGCGATCAGGCCAGCGGTGACCCGGTGGCGGTAAAGAACAGGGTGACAGACAGGCTTGCGGCACGCGCGCTGGCCGCACCTTCGAATTCAACATCCTCGACATCCGCGCTGCCGGGCTGCGCCCATTCCACCGCGCCGCCCAGCATGGGATCGGCGGTAATGGCGGCAGCGATGGCAACCAGCAGAGCATCCAACAGCGCATTATCCGCCGCCAGCACTTCGATCTCCGCGCGATGTTCAATGGCAAAGGCCAAGGGTGAGAGGATTGGCGTTTCCGAGACAGTTTCCCCATCGCGCAGCACCACCAGCCCGCCAGCGGGCAGGCGCTGTGGCACGGTTTCATTGCGGCGGATCACGGGCGCTGGGTTGCGTGCCGCCAGGCTGGCGTTCAGGCGCGTGAACAGGGCGGTCAGGGCGGCTTCACGCAGGCTCATCGCGGCCTCCCTGCCTCGGCGGCCCAGGCCGCCACAAAACGCCCGGGCAGACGGCGCAGGCCGCGCTCTGCCGCGCCCTTTACGTCGAGCCGCTTGGTGAGCTTCACCTGCGGCAGCAGCAGGAACATCGGCACCATGCCGCGCGCGAGCAGCCCGCGCGCCCAGGCCTCTCGGCCCCGGCGATGGGCGGTGCCGATCTCGGTGACGCCGCCGGCAATCAAGCGCAGGCGTTGGCGCCGCCGCCCGGCCTGTTCCCCGGCGCGGAGTGGCAGGCACCAAACAAAGCCGCGCCCCGATTTGAAGGGCCGCAGAAACGCTTGGCCCGAGGCCACCATCTGCGCCGGCGTCACGCGCATGCCTTTCTCGCCCCGCCCGCGCCTGCCACGCGCGGCATTAAAGCCAGTGGGGATAGCGAGGAACTTCCGCCCGCCCTTAGCGCGGATCAGCGCGCCGCGCTCAAAGGCATCAATCACCTTGGGGACTTTGGTGAATACCAGCCCGGCGGGACGGAGCGATTGGCCCGAGCGCGGAAACACCATGGACCGCCAGGCATTGGCGATGCCGCGCGCATTGCCGGCAAAGGCGGTGGTCACTTGCTGGCGGAGTTCGGCTTTGACTTCGGCGGTTTCTGTTCGGATCGCGGTCATGGCGGCGCGTTCGCCCGCGCGCAGTTCTTCTGCCAGCATCTTGCGTAGATCGCCGACAAGCTGCGCGCCAAGCCTCATGCCGCGTGCCTATCGTTGGCAAAAGATGCGCCAGGCTGTGCCGGTGGCGTCGCGTTCGGCGTGGCGGACGGTGAGAACTTCGCCGCCGATCAAGAAGGTGTCGCCCGCCATGATGTCAGGCAGCGTCGCGATGGCGAGTGAGAGAATATCGCTGGCTGAAATCACCTCTGTCCCGAATGCATCCGCCATGCGGTCGGGCGAGGAACGCAGCACGCGCAGGTGGATCGGTGCGCCTGTGCCGCCCTGGCGGTACTGCGCATCCACGCCGAGATGCGCATCAGCGATCAGGCTGGCCATGGCCGCATCAAAGGCGCTCATCGCTTAAGCACTTCCACAATGCGCGGCAGCGTCTTTTCGGCGGAACGGCCAATGACGTAGCCGCCAAGACCAATCTCGACGATGTTCCATAGTTTCAGCGCCTCGGCCTCACTGATTCCGGGCGCCGACCAGCCGAGCCAGCGTGCGACGATCAACAAGCCGAAGGTCAGCATGAGGATCGGCCGCCAGCAGGCAGCGAGCCAATGCTCCGACTGCGCTTCGGTCTTGATGATATCGCCGGCGGCTTTCTCCAATTCGCCCGCGCGTGCGAGCAAGGCGGCGTTCAATTCCGCCTCAGCCTTTTGGCGCGCCTCCGGATCTGGGAATAGGCGTTTCAGCGCATCACCCAGGATCGGCACCAGCGCGGGCAGCAATGCACCGATCATGGGTATTTCCCCCGATCCAATTCGAAATGCGGGCCATCGGGAAAGCTCGCCCAATCACCGCCCCAGGTAATGGTGACACCAAGTTTCTGTGCCGCCCCTTTCACGGCGCTGGCCAGTTGCGCATAAAGTGGCCAATCCCAGCGGATTTCGCCATTCTCCGGCACGCCATCGCCATCATCGAGCCAATAGCCGAGATCCACAGCATGGCCGGTCAGGTGCCGGCTATTCATGGTGCGCGATGCACCGAGTGCTACAAGCTTCGCTTGCCTTTCGCGGGAGCGCAGCCCTTCCAGCACAATGAAGGGCGCGGCCTTACGTGCCTCGATTACCACACGCACCAGATGGGCATGCACGCCTTGCATGCGTTCGTGATCGCGCGCCAGCAGGTTCGTCATGCTCACGCCCCCGCCGCCGGAACGCGGTTGAGCCAGACACGCACGGTGGCATCAGCGGCAAGTGCGGCCTGGGTGGAGATGCCCACCTGGAAATTACCAGCGGCGGTCGCGGTAATGCGGCGATTGGTATTGTCCCAGAACACCCGCACACCGGCGCCGATGGCGAGCGCCGGTTCCTTGGTGAGGTCGAACACGCCCGCGGTCGCGGCCTCGATCATGGCGTTCTGCACGCCATCCACGGCGGCGACGCCGAACAGCGCACCGACCAGGACACCCTGGCCAGCACTAACGCCCGTCGCATAGGGCACGGCAATGGCCAGGCTATTGCCCGGCTGGATGAAGTTACGCATGGAATTGTTCTCCTGAAACGCAACAGGCGCCCCGAAGGACGCCCGTTGCGAAATTGCGATGATGAAAGGGGTTGGGAGCGATCACACGCCCGGATTGAACCAAGCCCCGCGCCAATCAATGGCGCCGACGCCGAAGTCGAAGATCACGCTGACTTCGACACCATCCACGCCGGAAACCGGGCCGGTGGTGACTTGCGGTCCCTCGGCACCGTTCAGATAGCCATAGACATAGACCGGCGCCGTCGGCGGATCGGCAAACAGGTACCAGCGGTTATTCGGGATCAACGGTTCGACCAGCGGCTGGACAAAGCCCGCATAGATATTGGCGTGGCTGATCTGTGTGGCACCGACACTCACCGTCAATTGCCGCGCGGGCAATTCGAGGCTCGGGCCCACCAGAAGCTTCATGGCATTGCCGACAGAAATCGGCAGGCCATCCAGCGTCTTTTGCCGCAGAATGGCAGCGCGACCAGCAGCGAGGTTGTTGATATCCAGCGCACTGCCCGCCGCAGCCTTATTCAACCGCGCGGCGGCCGTGCCGAACACCGCAGCCGGGCCGTTCGTCAGTGTCGGGCCATCGCCATTCGCCTGATTGAGCAGCGCATAGGCGGTGGCATTCTCGAAATCCGCCACGCGCCGACCAATGGCGGCCGCGAAATCCGTGAAGGCCCCCAGGTCATCATTCACCAGCATGGGCCGCGTCACGCGGATGCGCCGCGCGAAGGTTTGCAGCAGGACGATTTCCTGGCTTTCCGACATGGTGCCGGCCTGGATCTCGCCATTTTCCATCAGCGGCATGAGCGTCGGGAAATCACCGACCCGCAGATGACGGTGCGGCTTGAAGTCGCGGAAATCGCGCCGAAGGAAGATCTGGCGGTAACTCGGCGCTGCCGGCTGATAGGCCGCAAGCAGCATCTTGTTCGCCGCCGCCGAGAGCAGCAACGGAAAGTCAGACGTGGTGTGAAAAGCGCGTTCCGCCAGTAGCGCGGGGTTGCGCGGCACCTGGCGCTCGCCACGCAGGCGGAGCAATTCGCCGATCATGTCGGACGGCCGCCAACCCATGAATTCGGTGTGGCGGCCTGCGCCTTGCGGCTGGTAGCCCGGCATGGAGCGTGCGGCGAGCGCTTCCGCCATGGCGTCCAGGATGGCCGCCGGCGCATCATGCCCCGGCCCGATTTCCGGTCGCGCGGGGACAGAGGGCGGTGCGGTGTTACGCAGCAGCGCTTCAAACATCGCGCGCTGCGCTTGCTCGGCGTTCCACCCACGCTCCACCGCCTCACGCCGGATCGGGGCGACAATGTCCGGTGCAATCACGCTGCGCGCCGCCTCGATCGCGGAATCAATGGTAGCGATGCGTTCGCGTTCGGCGCGTTGTGCCTCCGCGCGCAAGGCTTCCAAATCCAACACAGGCGCGGGCGGTAAATCCACCTGCGGCACAGTGACAGGCGACGCGGCTTGCGGCGCCGGAGGGGCTGCCGGGGTTTCCGGCGTCGTCTCGGTCATAGAGGGTTCCTCATTATCCAGGGCAGGTTCAATGGCGAAGGACGGCGCGCCCTGCGGCGCCGCGCCACGCACTTGCGCATCCCGATCAACCGGGATGGGCACGATGGAGATCTCGAAAGGTTCCCAATCCACGGCGCGGTAGATCATCTCTCCGCTTGCCGGATCGGGACGCTGGTCATAGCGATGCACGCGGTAGCCGATGCTGACGGCGCGCAAAGTGCCATCGGCAATGCGCTGCCAGAGCGGTTCCACATCAGCGGCACTGGAGAATTGCAGCCGGGCATGGCCGCGCCCGCCTTCAAGCCTGGCGGCGATCACACGGCCCAGCACATCCCGCGCATCGCTGCTGCGGTGCGTGTTCAGCACCGGCGCATTACCCGAACGCAGCTGCGCCATGCGCACCGCATTGGGCGACATATCCAGTTCCTCGGTAATGCCGCCGAGGGATGGCACAAAGTTCCGCGCCCTTGCGCCGGTGGACCACACCACATCGACGCTGCGCGTGGCGCGATCCACGCTGGTGGGTGCTGCCAAGGCGCGCTGGGCGATGATCGATTGCCCATCAGTCGGAAGTCGATCGGGCAAAGCGGGGGTGTCCGGCGCGGGATCGCTCCCGCCCGGTTCAGGCATTTTTGTCATGTGCTGGTCCTTTGAGGGGTCGCTTACGGCGCGGCGTATCCCTGCAGATTGGCAATCACGACACTGCCGGCGGTGACCGCTTGGACATTCAGCGCCGCATTGGCCGTGCCCCTGAGCGGGCTCGGGAAGACAATGTCATAGACACCGCTATTGCCAGGCAGCAGGCAGCGCCAGAGCACCGTCGCCGCACCATCCTTGATCTGAAACTCCGTCGCAGTGGCTGAGGCATTCTGCACCTGAACGCCCGTCACGTAATTCCGAACGCCAGCCCCCGCCGCAGCCTTCGCCGCCGTATCGGCAGCCGTTGCGAGGCCAGCAACCGGCCCCGCATAGGCCCAATCCAACTCCGGGATGGAGAAGGGCTTGCTGACCAAAGCGCCAATCAGCGTCGCCAACAGATCAACACCGCGCCCCGTCGTCACCGCCAGGGGATTGGCCGAGGCACCCGTTGCCACCAACACCGGCAGGGCACCGGCGGCATTCCGCGCCTGTCCCCCCGCGGGCGTGACTGTTGGCACCCCAACCACATTGACCGCGACACTCTGCCCCGCCGCGGATTGCCCGCGCCCGGCGGTGATTTCCGCCGTCAATTCGGCGTAATCCTGCACCGCCAGAAACTGCACCACTGCATTGGTATTGCTCGCCGGCGGCGTTGCACCATTCAGCCAGCGCAGCCGCACCTTATAGAGCGCATTGGGATCCGGGATTTGCTGATGCCTGCGATAGGAATTGGCGCGGCCCGTCGCGGCATCCAAAGCGCCGCCGTGAAACCAGGCCTCATCAGCGAAAGCCTCAATCTCATAAATGCTGCCACTGACCGAGGTCGGAAAGGTGACAGCCGCTGAGGAAAGCCGCGCCAGCCCACCATTCTGCACCTCATACTTCGCCGAGGTGGGCGCGATGCCATCAAACAGCAACGCGATGGCGTGCTGGCCATCAGGCTGACCCGTTTCGCGGTTCACACTCACCGCCTCTACCAGGAAACCCTGATTGGCGATGCGTTGCGACAGCGTCAGCGCGATGGAGACACGAAAGGGGATGGTGAAAACCTCGGTACTCAGCACCCAGCTTTCCGCGCCAGCGACAACACCGCTTCCCATGGTGAGCACACCACCGGCGACACCCAGGCTGGCGCCGCTGGCAAGCTGCTGGGTCCATTTGCCGGGATTGAGGTCTGTGCCGGTAAAGCTGTCGCGCCATTTCTTTTGGACGGACTTCACCTTCACCATGTCCTCAATCGGATCGTAGCCGCCAGTGCTCATGCTGCTGCTCCGGGAGTATTGTTCTGTCGTGGCGGTGCCG